TAAGAATCACGGAGAAGCCGCATTAGATATTAACGGTGTAGCAGATAAGTTCAGAGGTAGGGGGGAAATTGAAGACGCATATAACTTCGCAATGAGAGACCTTTCAAATGCTATAAAATCACTTTCTGACAAACAACGTGAAAAGATTTTTAAAGATGGTGCTTGTTTTATGAACTTGGAAGTTATCTATCCACCTTCTTCAAACATTATACCTTACGGAGCACCTTTCTTGGTATTCCACGGTACAATGGAATATGATAAAGATGGAAACGCTATCGGTGAAAACAAAGAGGCCGCAAGAACATTGGCAGGTATGATTAAACAAGTGGAAGAAGAAGTACAAGATACCTACACTATCTCAGGCCCACCTGTAGTAGAACTTCCAAAGGAACAAGACTTGTCTAAGTTAAAGCCAAAGTACAAGAAAAAAATTAAATCTCTACAAGACGAATTCAAACTTCGTGACACGGATGGTGTTGCAGAATATCATCAAGCGTGGTGGAAGGATTGGATAGAGAAGAATGCACCAAAAACACTTGATAACCGAGTATTGATGGGTATTGTAGGTAGATGGGCATTTGAAGACCGTTCATTCAGACTCAATGGTAAGACTATTGAAGATGATGAAGTACTTGAATGGGCTAAGAAAAATGATAAGTCAAGACTTATTAAGTCAACACGTAAAGATAATCTTATGAAGTTTGAGAATATTTTCTTAGGACTTGGAGCAGAGGTTCTTAAGTTTACTAAGTCAGCACTTGTAGTGAGTCCTGACAGAGCACTTCGTAAGATGAAAGACAATATAGAGAAGACTATTAAGGATGTCAGAAAGAAAGGAAGTGAGAAACAGATTGACAAACTTGAACTTGAACTGAAGAGACTAAACGCTATCGGTGGTGTTGAGAATCTTGTACCTATCGAAGGTGTAGTATTCCAATACAAGTCAGGTGATACAGTTCACACACTTAAGTTAACAGGTGGATTCGCATCTACTAATCAGTTAATGAATATATTCTTCCGTGGATAATTTTCAAAAACTATATAATTCAATATATATAAGTATATAAACAAAATCAAGTCTATGGCTAAAAAAGAATTTAAGAAATCATTTATGCACCCAACTCGAAGAAAGTTGGCTGATATGGTTCATACAGGTGAATACGATTCAGATACAAAGGTTTCAATGACCGATGTCAAACAAGAAGAAGTTGACAGAGAGGTTGGAGAAATTTGGGAAGACGAAGACGGATTCATATGGGAACAAAAGAAATTTGGAAAAGTAAAGAAGTCTAAGTTAACTGACACTATGAGTCAGGTTAGACAGTTCTTGGAAACAGAAAAGGAATGTAAAAACAAAGAATGTGAGAAGGTCAAGTATGGCCCAACTGACAAGAAGTTAATTAGTAAGGCAGGATATTGTTCACAATGTCTCGCTAAGTTAGAACATCCTATTCGTGTTGACGGACTTTGGGAAGAATATGAGACATTTCGTATTTGTACCAATATGATGGCTTATGGTACGGAAGTATTAGAACAAATGAATGAAGCACTTCGTGAAATAACAAACGTTCACGAATTCATAAATGATAAAGGAGAAATCGAAGAGTGGAAGAGTAGTAAATCTGTTCAGGAACTCGAAGAGGAACTTAAAGAAGATATTGAAAGTGGGAAGAAGGAACTGACCGAAGTTATTGAAAAGAGAAACGAGGCTTACGAAAAATTGAAGGACAAAGACTATCAGATAGTCAATGAACTTCTGAAACAGCGATAAATGGCTAAAAAGAAATCCTTAAAAAATATAATTGCCGAAGAGTACCAAAAGTGTGCTAAGAGTCCTATATACTTTATGAAAAAGTATTGTAAGATTCAGCACCCTACTCGTGGTAAGATTAATTTCAATCTTTATGAGTTTCAAGAAGATACTTTAGAAGAACTACGAGAGAATAGGTACAATGTAATATTGAAGTCTCGCCAGACGGGTATATCTACTCTGACAGCGGGGTTCTCTCTTTGGAAGATGGTATTTAACGAGGATTTCAATGTACTTGTAATTGCTACAAAGCAGGAAGTTGCTAAGAACCTTATTACAAAGGTTCGTGTAATGAATGATTACTTACCGAGTTGGTTAAAGGTTCCTGCGGTTGAGGATAACAAATTATCTCTTCGATTCAATAACGGTTCACATATCAAGTGTACATCTGCATCGGGAGACGCAGGACGTTCTGAAGCACTATCGTTATTAGTATTTGACGAGGCGGCTTTCATTGACAAGATTGAAGACATTTGGGTATCGGCACAGTCTACACTTTCTACAGGTGGTTCGGCAATTGTACTTTCTACTCCAAACGGTGTAGGTAATTGGTTCCACAAAACGTGGGTAGGTGCTGAAGATGGGACAAACGCATTTAATCCTATCGAACTACATTGGTCAGTTCACCCTGAAAGAGACCAAGAGTGGAGAGACCACCAAGAAGAATTACTTGGCCCGAAAGGTGCCGCACAAGAATGTGACTGTGACTTCATATCTTCAGGTGAACAGGTAATAGATGCAGGAACTTTACAGTTCTACAAAGAAACACACGTAGAAGAACCATTAGAGAAAGGTGGATTTGATGGAAACCTTTGGAAATGGGAATATCCAGATTATAGTAAGTCCTATATGGTAGTGGCTGACGTGGCTCGCGGGGACGCATCAGATTTTTCATCCGCACACGTAATAGATGTAGAAACTGTAGAACAAGTAGCAGAGTATAGAGGACAACTTGACACAAAAGATTTTGGAAACTTTTTAGTTTCACTTGCCACAGATTATAACAACGCACTTCTTGTTATAGAAAATTCGAATATAGGATGGGCAACAATACAACAAGTTATTAATAGGGGATATGGAAACCTATTCTATATGTCAAAAGATTTGAAGTATGTAGATGTAGAGAATCAACTACACAATAAGTACAACCGTGAAGAAAGAAATATGACAGCGGGATTCTCAACAAATACAAAAACTCGTCCACTTATCATTTCTAAGTTGAACGATTACTTCAGAGAACGTACCGTAAAGATACGTTCAGTCAGAACGATTGACGAACTTTTCACTTTTATTTGGAAGAACGGAAAAGCACAGGCTATGAGAGGTTATAATGATGACCTTACAATGGCATTGGCTATTTCATTATGGGTACGAGACACGGCACTCCGATTGAGACAAGAGGGAATTGACCTAACGAAGAACGCATTGGATGGAATAGATACACACGTTCATTCAGGTGTATATGGGTCAGCAGATATGGAACATAACCCTTGGAAACAGCAGATTGGAGATGAAGAAGAAGATTTGACTTGGTTATTATAAAAACTATATATTTATACATATGTACCACTTAAACAGGAACTTACTATTGGAATCAACCGATATGGTGATAAATGAAGGATTAAAGTATCATTTGGATACCGATACTCCTATTCATCAGAACGTATATCGAGTTGGAACAAACAAGTACTTCGAACTATTTAAAGAAGCACGAAAATTATATAACGAAGGAATTTTAGAAGCGAGAGACGAACGAGACGTTTTCTTTTTAGAATCTGATATAGGTGAAGTTGGAATATATGAAGGAAAGAAAGTAGTACTTGATTTCCCTATTCAAGAAGCAGAGTACGATGGTGAAGACGTAGAACTAAACTCTCCTAAGAGAGGTGGTTCTAAAAAATATTACGTGTATGTAAAAGATGGAGATAAGGTAAAGAAAGTTTCCTTTGGAGCAGATGATGGTGGTCAAAATCTATCAGTTAAGTTAGGTGACAAAGAAGCCAGACAGGCATTCGCAGACAGACATAATTGTGACCAAAAGACAGATAAGACTACAGCAGGATATTGGTCTTGTAATCTTCCAAAGTACGCATCTGATTTAGGATTAGAGAATGGTGGAAACTTTTATTGGTAATGGAACCATACACTGATTTACATATTTATAACCATAATGATGATAGAAATATTATGGTACGCACTTTTGATGAAGATATAGATTCTTCAGAAATGGTCTGGCATCGTGACAAAAAAGACAGAGAAGTAAAAATTATTGAAGGAAATGGTTGGAAATTTCAGATGGACAACGAACTACCATCGGAATTGAAGAGTGGGGATGTATTGAATATTCCCAAAGAAACGTTTCACAGAGTTATAAAAGGTTCGGGAAAATTAGTTATAGAGATTAGAGAGTAAAATTATGGCAGAAGACTTAGATAAGAGAGACAGAACGTTTTTCAATAGACTGAAGAAGATGTTTTCTACATCTGCTATCGTCCGTATAGATAAAGACGGTGATAGAAAAGTTGTTGATACGAACGCACGTCAGAGAAGTACTAATATGGTTAGTCTTCGTGACAGGTATACGAAGATACAAAAATCTGTATACTCTCAACAAGGAGATGGTCAATCAATGGCATACCATCAAGTACGAAGAGAATTGTTCAGAGACTATGATGCTATGGACAATGACGCTATCCTATCATCTGCTTTAGATATTTACGCAGACGAGTCCACAACCAAGAACGAGTATGGCGAAGTACTGACTATTAATTCACCAAAGGAGAATGTAAGAGAAGTTCTTGACAATCTTTTTTATGATGTTCTTAACATTGAATCTAATTTATGGTCTTGGACACGTAACTTGGTAAAGTATGGTGATTTCTTCTTAAAGATGGAAATTGAACCCGATAAAGGTATTATTAACGTAGAACCTGCTTCTATATATGAAACAAGAAGAGAGGAAGGAACTGACCCTGAAAATCCAAACTACGTAAAATTTGAAATTGAAAATGACCCACACGGAAAAAATGATTATGAAGATTATGAGATAGCTCACTTTCGATTAAAGTCAGACACGAACTTCTTACCATACGGTAAGTCAATGATTGAAAACTCTCGTAGAATTTGGAAACAAATTTCTTTGATGGAAGACGCTATGATGATTCACAGAATTATGAGAGCACCTGAAAAGAGAATCTTCCAAATTGACATTGGTAATATCAATCCTACGGAAGTTGACAACTATATGCAAAAAATTATCAATAAGATGAAGAAGACTCCTTTTATTGATAAGAGAACAGGTGATTATAACCTTAAGTATAACATACAGAACCTTACAGAGGACTTCTTTTTACCTGTAAGGGGTGGAGACAGTGGTACAAGGATAGACACTCTAAGTGGTCTTCAGTACACTGCTATGGAAGATATTGAGTTCTTACAGGGTAAGTTATTCGCATCTCTAAAAATACCAAGAGCTTATCTTGGATATGAAGACCAAGTTGGTGGTAAAGCCACACTGGCGGCAGAGGATGTAAGATTCGCAAGAACGATTGAAAGAATTCAACGTTCACTTGAAGTTGAACTTACGAAAATAGCCGTAGTTCACTTGGCAGCACAGGGTATTACAGATTACGATATGGTAAACTTCGAGTTATCATTGACTAATCCATCTACAATATACGAACAAGAAAAAATTAATCTATGGTCAGAGAAAGCAAGACTTGCACGAGACCTACAAGACCTTAATATGTTGTCTAAGAAGTGGATATACGAAAACGTATTCAATATGGCTAAAGAGGCACACGAAAACGAAGAAGCCAACATTATTAATGACCTTAAGGACAAATACCGATACGAACAAATTGAACGAGAAGGTAATGACCCTGCTATGGAACCTGAACAAACAGACGTTGAAGGTGAAATAGATAATATGAAAAATGACTTCGGATATGGATTCGAAGGAACGGGTAGGGTAGGTAGACCACCTGAAGGTAATACTTATAAGAAAGACAAGAATCCATTTGGTAGAGACCCACTTGGTGACGAAGAACGTAAAAAAGACCGTAAACGAGAAAAAAGAGGAATCGCTTCAGAGTTTATGGAAGGAAAGAGGTTAGCACAGAATTTTATTAATGGAATGTCTCCAAAAAGAAAAGTTTTAAATGAGGAAGGAGACTTCTTAGATGACTCCAATATAATAGACGAGGAAAAATTTAATAAATAATTTTAAAGTTATATTTATATACGTATAAGTATATGAAATACTTAATATAGGATAATATGAAGAAAATCAAACATTCGAAATTTAAGAATACAGGGATACTATTTGAACTATTGACGCGTCAAATAACTCTCGAAGTATTAAATGGTGACAAGAAAGAAGTTGCCAAGGAGATAGTACAAGAATACTTCGCTCCAGGTACAGAACTAAATAAAGAGCTAAGATTATATGAACTTCTTTTAAAAGAGAAGTATAGTGGTGAAGCACGTGCTGAAAAGTTCATAGATACAGTCAATGAAGCACACAAGAAGATTGACCGCAGAAAGATTAGTCAGGAGAAGTATAATCTTGTCAGTGAAATAAAAGACAATTTCGATATGGATAATTTCCTTTCTTCACAGATATCTAACTATAAAACACTTGCGTCAATATATAAAGTGTTTGAGTCCAAAAAGTATGATAATTATGATATTAAGGACGTGTTTGATTCAAAGATTACTCTTATTGAGAATATAACCAAAAAGAGAATTAAAAATAAAGAGGCAAAGAAAGATGAACTATACGAAGAGTATAGTAATCAGGATACCGATGTAAGACTTCTTACATATAAGATATTAGTAGAACAATTCAACAAGAAGTATTCAGGTCTTGACGCAGGTCAAAAGAAATTATTGAGAGAATACATCAACAATGTAAATAACACATCTAAGTTCAAAGAGTACTTTTTGGAACAAGCTCCGAAAGTCATTAAAGAACTTAAGTCTATTTGTAAGAAAGTTGAAGATAAAGTTACAACAATCAAACTTAAAGAGACAATCACTTTATTGGAAGATATGAAAATCGGACGAACAGTTTCCGATTCACAGGTATCTTCTCTAATGTTGTCTTATGAGTTAGTTAAGGAATTAAAGGACAGAGTTTAAATGACTGAAGAAGAACTAAGAGAAGTAATACGAACATTAGTCCGAGAAATGCTTGCAGAAGATGATTTGGATGAAATAACTACTACAGGTAATGTAGCAGGTTATAATACTCCAAACGCATTCAAAAAAACAGATGGTACGGATGAAGACGATGAATCAGACGGTGACCACATTGATAAGGCAAATGACCAAACAGGGTACAGACGAGTATCAGAGGTAAAACTTCCTGTAGATTGGAAAGCAGCGAAAGAAGAAAAGAATTATGTAAATCGCTGGTTAGAACTTAAGAAGTCAGATAAGACACCTAACCAAAAGATTGGAATTGGTATCAGAAACATTAGATACGAACTACAGGAAATGAATAAGTTTCTAAATTGGTACAACAGAATCAGATTAGAAAATGAGTTACCGAGAGACAAGTATTGGAAACGAACACAAAGTCATATTAAGAAAATGAAAGAGAATATGATTGGTATGGTTCGAAAAATTCAAGAAATTGACAAGTCTTTAGAAGAATTAGAATAAGTTACTGTATAATACACCACAAAAGAGAATATAATGAAAATAAGTAAGTCAAAATTACGAGAAACTATTAAGTCTGTTATCCGAGAGGAAACACAATATCAAATCTTTTTCAAAAAGGCATTAAAAAAGTTTGGAGTATCTTCTCCTGACGATTTTGAGTCAGAAGAAAAGAAAAAGGAATTTTTTGATTATGTAGATAACAATTGGAAAGCCGATAACGAAGGTGTTGACGAAGATGCCTATGACAGAGAACGTGACGCGCGTGCTATGGGTTATCCAAGTGCTAAAGCGGCTGATAAAGATAATTGGGGTAGACCTAAGAAGAAAAAAGGTAAGAGAGAGGCGGTAACTGAAGCAACTCAATATCAGAAATTTTTCAAAAAGGCATTAAAAAAGTTTGGAGTATCTTCTCCTGATGAATTTGAAACAGATGAAAAGAAAAAAGAATTTTTTGACTACGTAGATAACAATTGGGCGGCTGATAATGAATCAAATGAAGGTGCTATATACGAAGAGAATACGGAGTATCAGAAGTTCTTTCGTAAGGCACTTGATAAATTTGGTGTAAACTCTCCTGAAGATTTAGATAAAGAAGAGAAGAAGAAGTTCTTTAACTATGTTGACAAACATTGGCAAGCAAAAGACGAACGTCTTGATTCTATCAATGAGATAGGATATGACAACGCTATGGCAGAGTTTATGAGAGATTTAGAGAAACACGCTGACATTAAGAAAATGGCAGACCACCACGGTAGAAGTGTGAGAGAATTACTTGAAGCACTTAAAAAGAGACTAACAGTTAGACGATACAATGATGGGTCTATAAAAGAAGTTTCTATTAACTTCCGTGATACGGGTAGTGGTGTAGTTGTAAAACATAAAAACACATACTCAAAGAATGAAGCAATTGACGAAAGTAAAATAGATGAAAAGTTCCGTGCTGGAGCCGCATCAGCATTTGACAGTAAGTTAAAGAAGTGGGCAAAGAAGTACGGAGTTGACTATGACTATAAGTTCAAACAAGGTAGAGACGGTAAGAGTCAGGCATACTTTAAGTTAGACCTTACATATGATGATTACGAAAATTTACCGAATGAGGCAAAGACAGCACTTAACGGACTAACAAGACGATATGGTGTAGACTTCGCATACAGAAACGGAAATTGGACACCAATCATTGAGTCAAATTATTTGACTGAAGATGAAGACCCTTGTTGGGATGACTATGAAATGATAGGAATGAAAATGAAGGACGGTGAAGAAGTACCGAACTGTGTTCCTAAAGAAGAAGTAGTTAAAGAATCAAATTCGACTATTAAAGAAGGTAATGTACCTGCTAAAACAGTTAAGAAGGGGGATATTGTAAGTATTCCACCTGAAATGGTCAAAAAATCGGGTTTAAAAATTAAAAAGTTTAAAGTAACGAGTATTGAAAAGAAACGTGGTTCTCGCGGACAAGAGATTGTATTAAGAGGTAACGGAAAAAATGATGTACTTGTTAGAGATGCAGATAAAGATGTTATGGTTTATGAATCCGTTAATGAAGCATCTACTAAAGGAATGAAGAAAATCAAGGTAGATGGTTTAGGTGGATATATGCCTGGAGTTGATAATGTATTTTATGACAAGAAGTCTAAGAAGTTCTTCTTCAAAGATTCAAGTGGAGATATGGAAGAGCTTAAGAATAAAGGCACAATGAAGGCATTGGGTAAGCATCTTAAAAAGAAAAGTATAAAACTTGAACAACGATTGAATGAAAGTCCATCTACTGAAGCACAAGAAATAGCACATTACACGGGTAGTGGAGCCAAAGGTGTTCAGTCTTGGATAGACCGTAATAACATTGACGCTTCTAAATTAGCAAAATATGTAAGAAAGGGAAATCTTCAAGATAGACTTGATGTAGTATCTGCTATTGTAGGTAAACCGAATAATAAGTTTCATAACAAACTTACAAAAATGTTTGGTGAGGGAGTTAATGAAGAGACACTGAATGAGACTAAATTCTTTGTGTGGTATAAGAAGAAGAAGTATGAAGTAGAAGCTGATTCGTTATACAAAGCAAAAGAGAAATTTATAGAGAAGCACAACGTACCTAAATCACAACAATCAAAACTTGCAGTTAAATCAGCAGGTTCTATGAAGAAGCAAGATTTTAGGTTTATGTAAACCAAAAGGAATTATGAAAAAACTATTAATTGAGACTAATTTATTTGAAGGCCGAGTAAACGAAGATAGTTCGGGTAGAACTATTGTGAAAGGAGTACTTCAACGAGCAGGAGCAGAAAACCAAAATGGACGGGTATACCCAAAAAGCATTTTGGAAAGAGAGGTTAAGAACTACCATACTCTTATCAAAGAGAGAAGAGCATTGGGAGAGTTAGACCATCCTGACAGTTCAGTTATTAATTTAAAAAATGTTTCACACAACGTAAGGGAAGTTCATTGGGAAGGTAATGACTTGATAGGTACGGTAGAAATTCTACCAACTCCTTCAGGTAATATTCTTAAAGAACTTCTAAGAGCAGATATCACACTTGGTATTTCGTCTCGTGGTATGGGGTCAACTCAGCCAATCGGAGAAAGTAAAGTACAAGTTGGAGAAGACTTTGAACTTATCGGATGGGATTTTGTATCTAACCCATCTACACACGGTGCCTTTATGAGGCCGTTGAATGAGTCAGTAATGACACAGATTGGTACAGACGCTTGCGGAGACTTCTGTAAAGCACAAGATTTAATGAGAGAAATTTTAACGGAACTAAGTTAATGAAGAAAGATACATTTGACATAAGACAGTGGATATCAGAAAACAAACACAATGAACCTACACGGGTTAATGAGGGACGGGGATTTGACAATGTTGAAGAACTTAACCAAGCATTGAACAACGTACAGTCAGGTAAGGATGCTGAAGACCTATTAAGAACATTATATAACGCAGGACAAACAGACGTTATATCAGCTTTAGTAGGAGTATATCTTAGTAGTCCTAAATTACACAACGTTATAGCACAGGAAATTAAAAAGTTAGCTAAATCATCTAACGGCCCATTCAGTAGAATGCCAAAATAAAAAGATATTATGAGTAAGAAACCATTTGACATAAAAGATTACATAAAGAACAATAAGTTTAAAGTAGACAAAGAGTATAAGACAGGTAAACATATCTCTAAGGGGTATAACGATGTCCGAAAGACTCTTATCAACGAAGTAAAGGTTGACGAGAATGGAAAACTTCTTATCAAAGAATCTTTACGTGGTGATAAAAAGAAACCAATGTCAGAAGAAAGTAAGAGACATTTTCTTGAAATCATCTCTACGTATAACACGTACCGAGAAAATCTTAAGAGAAAGTCTGACTTGATTGAGATATCTAATACATTAGGTGCTATCGTTGAAGCAGCAAAAACAATGACTCTCGAAGAAGCAGATGATTGGTTTGATAAGAATACTATCAAACGAAATATGAAACAATTGGAAAACCTTGACAAAGAGTTTGACAAAATTACTAAAGAAGCGAAGTCATTAGACACTCGTATGTTAGCACTTTACGAAGATATGGGCCACATCCTAAATAGATATTACGAGATAAGTGATATCACAGAGGAAGAAATGAACTCTCGTCTTGGTAAAAAGAAACGTTCAATTTAATTAATAAATAATGCCAGCTAAATCAAAAAATCAACAAGAATTCTTCGGACTAGCTCTATCTGTAAAGAGAGGTGAAACTCCACGTAGTGAAGTATCCGATGAAGTATTAAGAGTAGTAGATGATATGAGTGAAAAAGATATTGAAGACTTTGCAGGAACAAAACACAAAGGATTACCTAATAAAGTAAAACAAGAAGAGGCTATGTTAGCTAAATTGTTTCACGAGGTTAGAG